TTTTAGATGGGAGTGAATCCATAACCGCTAGAGCAATAACGCCCGCGATAAAAAACATTACAACGTAATTACATTCGGTATCGTCATCGCCCAAAATGTTACGTCTTTTACGTTTCACCACTTGGGGTTTGGCGACCACCTCCTGACGTTGGGGTCTTTCAATAGGATCTTCGTCTAAAGGACAATACCCTATCATTTATACTATCATTTATAAATTAATTTCGACCGACTTTTTCTTTTTTCCACCGCCTCTTTTTGATTTGGTCTGGGTAACTTTAACTTCACGAACTTCATTATCCATATCGTCCTTTTCATTCTTAGAATTTTCTATATCGGCCTCTGCAATATCCGAAATATCATCGTCCATATCATCGTCACCGGGTGCGTTAATATTTGCTGGTATACTGGTCGTACTCATTGGTGGTGTTGGTGGCATCATGATATTACCCATGAGACTTGATATGTCTAAACCCGGGCCCTGCATTTCACGTCTCCCGTTTGCATCTGTCGTATCACCAGATTGTTGTTGTGATTTAGGAACTGTGTTCTGAACCGCAGACATCATGTTTTGTACGAGTTCGGGGTTTTGTTTAATCACGTCGTTCATATTGGGCATGACTGATTTAAACATGCTATTTGTTAAGTGAAACATCATAGCCGAACCGCCGAGCATCATTATGAGTTTGATTTCTGGAGCGACGGCCATTTTAGATCTATACTTAACGTACAACTCTTCAAAAACTTCATCGTAATCCTCAACATTTTCCATTACGTTTTCCGACCAACCGTCGAGTTGGATCTCGAATGGATTATACTTCTTGTTCATAAACTCGAGTCCTGTAGTACATGCAATAAGCATACGTCTCGAGAATTTGACGGATTTATCGACGTCTATGCTATACGTTATTCGTTTCACCTCTGTTCTAAGTTCATCTATAGGTGAATATGCATTCAAACGTTTATTTACGGTAAACCCTTTCTTTTCTAAACGACCGATCTTATTTACAAGGTCTGCTTTTTCTTCATCTATTGTTTTGTACCCTGGTGATGGTTTTTCTTCTTCTGTGTAAATACCTCCCATACCACCGCCACCGCCGTAATCATACCCGTTACCTGGTTCATCATCCTCGTATTCCCCGTAATCGAGGGGTTCCTCTGGTGGAGGAGCAGATTGGTGATTTTGTTTGTTGGGGTTAGCAAAAGAATCTATGTCTTCCTGAAAAGTTTGTGTTTGTGGTGGTGTAAATTGTGTTTTCATAGGTCTAGGCATTTGTTTTTTCACAGGCTGAGGTCTTGGTATCTCAATCTCAATCTCGTTCATTAGTGCCTGTTCATTATCATCCAATTTCATAACATTTGTACTAGAACGATTAAGTATAATCTCACCGTCCATTAATCTTTATATTGAAACTATTCTAATTTCTTTAACGCACTTTATAAAAAAAATGTATGTTCAATACAAATGAAACTTAACGCTACAAACAAAAGTACCCTAAAATCTATCGCGATTGTATTCGCCATAATATATGTTCTCCAATTCTTGAGAACCAGTTACTACAGCCCAGTCGATATCGAAACGACCAATGAAGAATCTCTCTTCAATCTCGAGTCCAAGGAAGAGTGTCTCGGTGAATATTACTCCGACAGTAGAGGCGGTGTTTGTGGTGGCCAAAAATTGGTCGTCGCACAATCGAGTTATAAGATGAAGTAAAATCTCCAGTATATATAAATGGCGTTAGTGACCAGTCAGTCCACTTTACCCGATTTCGAATACGAACATCACACTGTTATACTTGATAATCTGGATCCAACGAGTGATACAGATTTTACACTTTTTTTACCAACACCACTCGAAAATATTGTCCAGGTACAATTACTCACCGCGAGTATTAACATAACCGATAATGCCACGAGGTGTGTACACATCGGTATAGAGGAACTTAAAAATCATTTCACGCAACGCGGGAAAAAAGATCTCGATGATGCCGATAACCACCTTAACGGTATTTTTGGAACGATCTTGTGTCAACATGAAAAACATGGTTCCGCCTCCAATCAAACAGCCGTGTTCTTTAGAAACGAGTATCCAATTATTCAACAATATTATAACCCAATCAGAAAACTCGATAGAGTAACTTTTAACTTAGACGACCAAGCGGGTGATACGCTTGTGTGTGGAGATGCCATTTTCGTTTTTAAATTCGTTTGCAAAAAAAGGAACATGCCTTATTAATTATTTCAGGGCGTCACGTACCTATAATTTTAACCTCTTATTAATATAAATGTCTTCCGGTATTGTTCAACTCATTGCCATTGGTGCTCAAGACGAATATATAATGGGTAAACCGGAAATATCATTCTTTAACTCAACTTTTAAAAGACATTCTAATTTTTCACAATCCGTCGAAAAGCAAACGATACAGGGAGCTGTGAAAAACAATTCAATGTCATCCATAAAATTCCCACGTTCAGGTGATTTATTAGGATACACATATTTTACTATAGACGATAATACAAAAGCACTCGATTACGGAGATTGGACCGAACTCATAGATAAGGTCGAGTTACTTATCGGTGGTCAAGTCGTGGATACACAAGATGCAGTCTTTACAGAAAAAATAGCCATAGATACATTTGCATCTAATGTTTCAAAGAGTTCTAATGGAACACATCCGGGTGTGAGTGCACGTTCATACTTTTACCCGTTAAGGTTTTTCTTTTGTGAAGGTCCACAGTGTGCTTTACCAATAGTTGCTTTACAATATCATGAAGTTGAATTGCGTATTCACTGGGGATCACAAGCAGGGGCGTATAACTTCGAGTGTTATTCGAATTACTATTACCTCGATAACGAAGAACGTGGGAATATTGTTTCTCGAAACCATGATATTCTCATCACACAAGTTCAAAAAAGTATACCGTCCCAGGAACTTACACAAGAACTTACGTTTAATCACCCAGTCAAATACCTCGCGTGTTCGGATACATCAGTTAACGGTGCATTGACATCCGCCGATAATAAGGTTAAAATTGAAATTAATGGTCTCGATATCGGTAATTTTAGATGGGGAAAACCACACTTTATGGAGGTACAAAACTATTACCACACACAATTCGTAACGTCACCTGATTTCTTTTTATGTTCTTTTTGTTTATCAACAAGTTCTCTCCAGCCTACAGGAACACTTAATTTTAGTCGTTTAGATTCAGCAAAGATACATAGTCAAACCCGAAATATATCCGATCCTATATATGCAGTTAACTATAACATTCTCAGAATTGAAAATGGTTTAGCCGGTCTCATCTATGCAAATTAAAATACATACTTATATTAATATGGTTAAAAACATACCTACCATCGAACGGTCTACCAAAATCCGGTTTGGTAAACACGTTTCTGAAAATCAGGCTGAAAACACAGTTGTTTTTAATGCGTCAGATACTGCAATTGATGTCACGAATGCGAATTCGATTTATATGGCACCGCTCCGCGTTGCTGAATTAGCAGGTTCTAATCTTGTAGGTTACTCGTCGACTACAAAGGAAATTGTTGATTCGAGTGTTCCTACAACCCTTCTAGGTGGTGTCACTTTACAAGCATCTACAGATAGAGGTAATGTAACTTCAAATACAGTTCAGTTTAGTAATGCTATAACATCTTTCGTAACAAGCTCTAATATTGGTGTTGCAAATAGTGCACCAATACACGCCTTATCGGTAAAGGATAAGGTTTTCATGTGTGGACCAACGGGTGATACCAACGCGCTTCGTGTTGAAGGTACAGCTCGAGCTACTAAATTTACAACGGGGTCTTCTGTTAATATAGATGAAAATGTAACTAATAAAATTCAGGTTTCGGGTACAATACATACAAGTACTCTCACTTCGTCATTAATAGGTGTAGCGAACACCGCACCCGCGCATGCTATAAGTATTGGTAATGAAGGTCAGGTTCAATTAAATGTACCAACACAATCAATATACGCGTTAGATACCGTCGGTAACGTAAATGCGCAAAACTATCGGGGTGATTCGTATTACCTCTCAAACCTTACGGTTGAAAATATAGTAAATCAAGGTAACGTAACCTCAAACACTGTTCAGTTTACGAACCCACTTACGAGTATTTATACAACCAGTAACGTTGATGTTGGAGGTAATGTTTTTATAAGAGAATCGGCCGACGCACTCTACGGTAAAATTGCGGGTTCGAATACAATAGCGGGTAGTACTATAACCGCGAGTACACAATTTTCTGGTCCGGGTACAGGATTAACGGGTATTCCAACAAATCAATTTGCAAGTGGAGCAATTCCCTTTTCCAGTGGTGGTACGGGTCAGTCTAGTTATGCATCCGGTACAATACTTTACGGTAAAACGTCGGGTGATTCACTCGGACAACTCAACCCCGCAGGTTCTAATGCAGATGCCGGTAAATTTCTTCGACTTGACAGTAGTGATATACCCGAATGGGCAGAAGTTCCACTAACTCTTGATGCCGTTCTCGGGGATACAACCGCGGTTTCAGATGGGTCTATGAGTTTAACAGATACTGGTACAACAATAACGACCCTTGGTAAAATAAAGGCCGCCACGTTCGAAGGGAGTGGTTCGGATATTCATGGTATTAATGCATCTAATCTATCATCGGGTACACTCACAACCGCCGTTTTACCCACCGTACCCGTAACCAAAGGTGGTACAGGGTTAGATACAGTCACGGCCGGTGATATACTCTATGCAAGTGCTGATGATACAATAGCGGGACTTGATAAAGGGACAGCTAATAAGGTTTTACAAATGAATTCAGGTGCAACTGCACCCGAATGGACATCGACGATAACGGGCGCTTCACTCGCTAATCCGTCGTTAACCGGTACAATCACAACATCTGGGTTAAATAATAATAGAATCCCGTTTACAAACGGGTCCGGGGTATTAAATTCACACGCGGATCTTCAATTCGATACTTCTGGTTCTAATAATAAAATGACAATTGCTGCCGATGTTGAAATTTCAGGTAAATTTGATGCATACGGAGAAACAACTTTCCATAATCAGCAAAAATACATAGTTACTGACCCAATAATTGAAGTCGGTAACAATAACGCGAGCGATACAATCGATTTGGGTATGATCATGACCATGGGTACTTCAAATGTTGTTCATGGTTTTAGAGGTGATGAGAAGGAATATACAATCGCATACACGCACAGTGACCCCGACGGTCCACATATAACACCAACGTTGGCGAGTGGTATATCTAACCACCCGTACATTACCGCAAATATTTGGGGTAACGTTTTATCCGGTAACGTCACGACGACGGGTACGGTAGAAGCGACAACACTCAAGGGTAATGGTTCGGCTATTACAGGTCTCGATGCGGAAAAAATAACTACAGGTGTTCTCGATGTTGATCATGGGGGTACAAACATCGCGTCGTACACGGCGGGTGATTTACTCTACGCCACGGGTGCAACGACATTAGCAAAATTAGGGGTAGATAATGGTAAGTTTCTTAAAAGTACAGATTCAGCAGTTGAATGGGCGGACGTTTCTTCAGACTTACAGACTATCGTACAGGGGGGTAATACGACTACCCGAACGGTCACATTTGAAAACACGGATACGGGTTTATCATCCTTGGGTGATATTACAATCGCGGCTTCTAAAAAACTTAAATTCGCGGATGATATTCTACTCCAAGGAGGAGGAGGATCGGGAACGAGTAATCTTTTCATAAACAATGCAATAATACTTTCCCCAGAATTACAAGGTGGTTCTGCATCTACAAAGAACGTTTTATCGATAGATACATCAACAGGTGAAATATACGATTCGGGAGGTCAAGGTGGTTCGACAATGGAATTTACACATGAGGAAGGTACAGGTATACATGCGAACGTCAGTGTTGGTCCATCTGCTTGGGCAGGACCTACCGGTACAGCAAACCTTACCATAAACACGTACGGGTCTAACGTACTCACGGTTACCGGTAACGTATCAGCTACTAATATTACAATAGGTGGATTAAACGTCGCCGCATCACCGTTTGGTTTAGATGATGTTTCGAGTGCAGCTGTAGGTGCCAATATTACGTCAAATGTTCTTCAGTTTACGGGACCAGCATCAGGGTACGCGACAGACAATGC